TCTCAGGAGCAAGATTGAATACTGTAGTACTATCAATCTCTTTTCCATCAACTTTAAATGATACTAAATTATCAGCCTGCAATTTGTACTCATATTGACCATCTTCAGGAAACTCAACCCCAGACCACTTCATAGCATATGTTGCGGAAGAAGGAGATTTACTTGCAGGTACAACATTATACTTATTCATAAACTCAGACCAACCGGAGTGAGTAAAGTCATAAGCAAGTTGTGGTCCAGAATAAGTAACTTTGGATCCAGTTTCTGGTTTCTCTTTAGACTTAAATGTATATGATAAATCAAAAGTGTTTCTACCATCCTTGTTTTTCTTCTTATTAAATGCTTTAAACTCTCCATCACCTTCACCAACAATAATTTGAATGTCATCATTATCATTTTCAGATCCAAGAAAATCTGCGAAGATTTTAGTGCCTGTTCCTTCACCAATCTCAAGAGAATCTCCCTTTTTAGATTTGAAAAGACCTTGTTCAACTCCTTTATACTTTTTAGTATTTTCAAATGCTTTAACTTTGTAAGTTACATTTGGTTTAATTTCAATCTCCTCAACTCTACTAAAACTTCCAAGAGGCAAAGAGGTTGTTTTTGTTTTCTTCTTCCAAACAGCAATACCAAATCTCTGTCCTTTGTCTGGGTAATATTTACCCAAAGTTAATCTAGTTTCATCATCCCACTTAATGTAGTTTGTATTTGGATTTGTATCATTCCAATCTCCATTTGGTTTTATTTTCTTACCTTTATAGTAAGTTCCTTCATTATACCTATGGAATGATGCATTAGGGCCAGCAACATCTTGGCCAGCGCCAAAAATTCCCCCACCTGCTTTAGTAAATGTTGGAGGAACAAATACATCATCTACCTTTTCCCATGTTTCAACAGAACTGCCAGAATTCTTCTTTGCTTGTGCTTCAGTTACTGCAGGGAACGTAAAAGTTTGCTTACCATCTTCAGAAGTAAATTCAAAATAAATGTTATCAAGAACACTAATCCCTTTTTTGGTTTGAGAATTTCCCTTGATAGTAAATGGAACTATTTTTTTATTGGCGGGGGTATTGACTTTATCTTTAGTAGAGAAAACTTTTTGATTGACAATATCATAGGTTTCTGTTTTCTCATTTTCAACTTCCACCTTTAATTTATGCTTACCTTTTGAAACAAAGATCTTGTCAGAAGAAACAGTCTCTTTAAAGTTAACTATATTTGTTAATACTTCTTTACCGTCAACATAAACCACAGCCCTGTTATCTGCCTGTGCTTCAAATTTATAGAAACCATCATAGGGGAATTCAACATCCCAACTATTTTCATAGATAATTCCACCACCATCAGTTCCAGGAGTGTACAGGGGTTTAACTGGAGAAATCGCATAGCGATTCATAAACTTACTCCATCCTGAAATATTTTTTGGTTCTTTGAATTCAACACCACTAACATCAGTAAGAATAACATTAAAGTCAAACTTGTCAGTGGTCTTCTTTGTTTTTGCATCAAAACTTTCGGTGCTCTTTGCATCATATGCGCCAACTTGATCGGCACTAATAATTTGAGTTGAAGAACCCTTATCACCACCACTGAAGACTATTGGACCATACTTCTTACCACCTTTAAGTTTAAACGTTTTCTTAACATTACCAGTTTCAATAAGTTTTCCATTCTTATATCTACTAAACTTAATACTTGTTCCAGTAATTGAAAAATCAGATGCTGCTATTCCTTTATCGCCCTTTATAGTATCTGCCATAATAAATTTGAAGTCTAACTCATATTCTTGAGTTGGGTAATCAGTCATGTCAAGATAGATTTTTCCATCTTTCTTATCCTTCACAAACTTTGGTTTTACTTCTACTTTCTTTTTAGTTCCTGGACTGGACTTAGATTCTAGTTCATAAAATAGTTCGAAGGTAGATCTTCCATCTATAGTTGATTTTTTACCAACAGTAAACTCGCCATCACCTTTAGAGATGGTCACTGCAATATCATCATTATCATTATCCGACCCAATATAATCTGCAAAGATAGTTGTTCCACTCTTCTTAGACTTAGAAGCTTCATCTATGCTCTTACCCTTTAAAATACCAAGACCTTGTTCAACTTTATCAAATCCAGCCTTCTTTGTATCAGAAATTCTTGCAGTAACTTTATACTTAAGATTCTTCTTAACTTTCTTATCAGTTCGGTATTGAGATTTCTTTTCATCCTTTGCCAGTTCCACTCCCTTGAGAATAAAACTTTCTTTCCCATCTACAGATTCAAAATGGAACTGGAGATACTTAAGTCTCTTATCTCCCTTTGAACCCTCGCCAGAAATTTTAAACTCAACATTTTGATATGCACTAATAGTTACTTCTTTCTTAGGAACTTTTGATATTTGTTCTTCAAAAGTTTTATATCCATTATATTTTACAGGATACCAAATCTTTTCAGACTTTGGTTGTCTTGTAGACCACAGTGGTGTTGGAGGACACTTTTCATAAACAATAGCGGGTTCTTGAGGAACTGGTGGTTCTGGAGCTTCAATGGTCACAGATGCACCAAGAGGATTTTCGCACCAAGATTTTTTAGAAAGAACCTCAACAACACCACCAACTTTAGTTGCAATTCTAATAGCCAATATCATTGGGTTACCGTTTGCAAGAGCACCGACATCAATCTGCTCAAGTTCTGCACGGATCCTATAACTACCTGCCTTGAACTTTCTGGTAAAGGTTTGCTTACCTTTGTTTACGCCAGGAGAACTAAATCCAGTAACTTCAATAATTTCTTCATCTCCACCTTCAGTCTTACTCTTTAAACCAGAACCATCCTTAATTTTTCCATCACTCTTTTTATTTCCAATATAGATCTTAACATTATCATCAACAGCTACATCTATAGTATATTCTCCATCGATAGGGAAATTTACACTCGCCCATCTAATATCATGAACACCAGCATAAGAAAATGCTGTGGTTAACTTAGTTTTATCTGTGGTGAATGGAGACACACCAAACTTATTAATAAAATCAGCATCTTTTCCAGCACCTGGATTTATTTTCCAAAGTTTGCGATCAGCCTTATCAATAAAAGATATTGTGTCAAAAACTTTCTCTGTAACTGGTGAAGATGGTATCGATATTTTTTTCTTGAGTAGGAAAGTTAAATCATAAGTGTTTCTCTTTCCATCCTTTGCTTTCTTTTTGTTGAATGCTTTGAATTCACCATCACCAGCAATGATTTGGATATCATCATTGTCGTTTTCCGATCCAAGAAAATCTGCAAAGATTTTATTGCCAGTTCCTTCCCCGATTTCTTGAGAATCTCCTTTCTTTGTTTTATATAATCCCTGCTCAACTCCTTTATATTTTTTTGTGTTTTCATATGCTTTTACATTGTATATAACATTTGGCCTTATCTTTACAGTTTCTTTTCTAGACCAAGATAGTTTTTTTATAGGATCTTGACCATCCTTTTTGGCAGCAAAAGTAAAGGAATCCTTCCCATCTTCAGAAGTAAATGTAAAGAAGATGTTATCCAGGGTGCTTCCATTTTTATTTGCTTCACCTTTGATAGTAAAGTCAACCACTGTAGGTAGTGCCACCTTTTCAGTAAATCCACCATTCTGAAGGTCAATTCTAATTGTATGAACTCCACCTTTGACCTCCTTTTTAACTTCAGCAAAGTTCTCATTGTATGATTTCAAAGTGGTTATCTTTTCATTATCAAGGTAAAGATCTTTAACAGATCCATCAGCACATCCTCTGAAAATATATTCACCATCATATGGGAATAGTTCATCCCATTCCATGGTGAACATAGTTGCAGCAAAGTCAGTTCCCGGAACATTAGAAGGAGATACTGGAGATACTGCATACTTATTCATAAAGTCATTCCAAGTTTCACCTGGAGTTTCTTCTTTAGTTGTAGAAGGTTTTGGTTCAGAATCTGGTTTTTGAACTATTTCAAAAGTAATTTTTATATTCTCATCCTTACCATCACCATCTAATAAACCAAGTTCACTCTTAGATACTTGCGGTTCACCTGCTGATTTATCTGCTCCAACAATCTTGATTGGACCATAAGTTTCATCTGCTTTAAAGTTCCCACTTCCCTTTACTATTTCTTTTGTAGGAAATCCAAGAGAAGATCCAAATGATGAAGGATTTATTGTTCTACTTAATGTAACAGTTCCACCTTCAGAAGGAATGACAACACTTGCAGCTGCAACTCCTGCCGTAATAGGATTGTCATTGACTTTCATTGTGAATTTTATTTTTCCAGAACCAGTTCCAAGAGTTTGTAAATATATTTTACCGTCCTTTTTAATAAACTTTGCATCCATTACAGATGGTTTTGGAGTATCGACAACCTCCCCAACAGAAACAACGTTACAAGGATGAGATACTGGAAATAAAGTTAAAGACTTATCTTTTTTTCCAGTCACTTTTGATGGTTTTTTCTTTCTCGTTGTCCACCAAGGTTTTTTAATTTTGTTAACTAATATTTCATAATCTACGACTTGCTTTGCTATTGGATTAGCACCAGGATTTGTATAGAGACTAGGATCCCATTTACCAATTTCTTTACCTTCCGAATCATACAGAGTTCCAAAACTTGTTCCTGGAGGACATACATAATAATCTTCAAAGTCTCCTTCTTTATCAAAACTTTCTAATTTATCATCAATAGTTCCAAGGAATGCCTCAAAGGTTGCACCATTACCAAAGTAGCATTTATCAATCGCTTGTACGAGTGGTGGATATTGATATCCATATCCTTTATGAACAACATCAACACCCATCACAGAACCATCAGTTCCAATAATAATGTTTGCTTGAGCACCAACTCCTCCACCACCGTAGATGTTTAGAATAGGTTCTCCACATTTTACCGTGGCTTTTAATCCACCACAACTATCTTTAGACTTTGTAAAATCTGCGGTGAGGTTATTAATATCATTAATAGGCAAGTAATTTACAGAGTTATCTCCATCAATAGCCACAAATGTAGTACCTGGACTTTCTTTTGCCTTTTCATTTGCCTCACAAACACTCAGTCCAGTAACGTATCCAAGAACAGGATCTATGTATCCAACAGAGATCGCTTCAATTCCAGGGTCTCCAAAAAGATCAATGCTTTTTGGTTTTACGTCAGAACTTGCTTCTGCACTAGATGTACCAGTATCTGCTGGGGTTGCACCAGAATCTTTGGATGGTGCTATTGCTGTTGTTCCCAGACCTACGGGCCCAGTTACTCCGAATAGTTTACCGCCTGGAAGTGGAATTGGTGAAATAGATTCTACTGCCGCATACAGTTGTCCGTCAATCTCAGGATATTTTACAATAGCATCAGTGGGAAAATCAAAAGGAACTGTCTCAATAAGGAAAGTGTTTATTGCCTGCGAAACAGATTTTTTTACTCCCTTAGGAAGAGGATTTAAACTCGGCGGATCTGTATTACCTAAGACAGATTGTATTGTGGTTTGACTATATGTTTTACTTTCTGGGTATATAAAATGGGTTACACCAATTCCAGCGGTCTTAAGTTTCTCTTCAAAAGTAACTGCTCTATTAACGGTATCAGTGTCACCTCTAGTAAGTATTAAAAATGGAGGAGTTGCTGATGACAGATGGAGGTCTGGAGAAGCAGCATCATAAACATCTTTAGCTTGACCTGAAGATTCAAAATCAATATTTGCTTCGGGACCACCAACTACAGGATCAATACCAAAAGCATTATAGATTAGGGTCTTGACATCTGCAGCTAAACTTGTCGATTCATTATCAAGTTCATACTTAATGTTCCAAGCCAAAGTTGAAGATGAAATACATCCCTTAATAACAGAGGGATCAACTCCAACATCATTTAAGTATTTTTTATTTGTCGCAACAACAGAGGCAAGATGAGCGCCAGATCCATGTCCATATAGAACAATCTTGTTAGGATCTCCACCATATTGTGCAATGTTATCCTGAACCCATTTTATAGATTTTGCAATATCTTCAACAGGAGCAGGGAATTTTATCCTGTTTTTATTGTAACCAAGATACTTTCCAGATTTATTTACTGGTGGTTCAGGAGAATATCTATACTCTAAGTTTACAAGTATACATCCAGTCTTTCTAAAATACCTAGACTTAGATCCAAGAAACTCATCTTTGGTCTGATCATCCTTCCAAGCGCCGGCATGAATGGCAATTACAACTGGTCTATTGTTATTGCCTGCTTCTTCTCCAAAGTGATATACATCTAAAGGAGAAAGTATATCATCATCAACAGACTTAACTACAAGACTGAAATCTGGACCATCACTTTTTGGTGGAGGTGATCCATCAGTTGCAGCAAACTCCTGACCACCATCAAGTATTCCATAAAATAATTCAATAGTTTTGGGGAGAGAGGGACTATCTGTTATATCATCACCATCTCCAGCATACTTAACCTTACCACCAATGTCTTGAATTATTTTTACATTATCAATTCTAATATTAAAATCTTTATCATCATCACCACCAACAAGTACTGCAAACTCCTTTCCTTCATTTATAATTTCAAATGTGATTGAATCATTTTTAGGGAGTTGAGCACCATCAACTTGTATTGGGCCAAAAACATTACCAAACCTAGAGATTTTTTTAAACTCTACGGTTTTTGTAAATTCTGCGCCAGGACTGGAACCATAAGTGAATACCGTATTACCTGGTTGCGGATTTAAAGTTATTGGAGCTACTGGCGCTGCTGGTATGGTAATAGTTTTTGCAGAAGCACCTTCATTTATCTGCTTGAATTCAATCCTAACAGTTTGTGGACTGGTGCTGTTGGCATTAACTCTTAAATATACCTTTCCCTTATCACCTTTAAAGAAATATGCACTAACATTTTTTGTTGACGATGGCCAAGCATTCCAGAAGTTAGGTCCAACTAGGATAGGACCATAGACACCTTTGCCATATCCAATGTCATAACTTGTATTAAAGACACCACTTGCAGCGTTATCTGGGTCAGTAATACTGGTCTTATAAGATACTACAAGATCATCTTTCCCAAAGATAGGAATTCTTATTTCAGAATTAACAAGAGGATCTGCACTTACCTGATTTTTAGTAGTAAATTTTACCGTTACATCATAATTATCTTTTCCTTCTACACGTAAGAAGTGCCTATCATCTTTCTGGATAAAATAAGCTTTCGCTTCAGCAACATCCAGAAGAGATGAATAGATTATATTAAGATCTTCTTGTACGGGTTTGAAAGCCATTCTTTAATTATCTACACTCTTTTTCTAATATTTATTGACACTACTTGTAAGTTACTTTAGGACTGTCTTTAGTGGGTTGTGCAAATGGTGTTTCAGTTGTAGTACCAACAGGTTTTGGATTTGCAGCAGCAACAGAGACAGACGTTGGATTTGGTATCTGAGATTGTGGTTGACCTGCACCACCACTTTGGATTGTATAGTAATCAGATGCTGGACAATTTGGTTTTAAATCACATCCAAATATCTGAATTTTTAAATTGTCAAAATTCATAGCGCCTGCAATTGATCCACTTAATCCATCAATAGATCCTTTAATGTTTGCTAAAGCAGAACTTCCTTGAGCAAGATATTTTTGCATATCAGCAAGAAATTCATCTGCTGCTTTAAGAGTATCATCTAAACCAGATGTCATATCATTCATATTAGCACCAATAATTGATCCAACCATATCTTCAACGGAACACATTTGAATGCTATTAACATTATTATCGTTATCCAAAAATGCTTTCTCCTGTTCTACTTGATCATTAAGAAACTTTTCGATCTGACCACAAAGATTGTTTGTAATCTTTCTGTACAAACAACATATCAATTCTGTTATTTGCTCTTTGATATCGGCATATTGATATCTTCTATTTGGGGGAACTGCTGGAACAGTTTTTACTAAAGCTTTATGTATTTGTTTAAGTACATACTCCATTATCTTATCGAAAATTATTTTTAAATACTTTGCAATCTCGCAAGCAAAGTTGGCAATCAGTGCTTTAATTTCTTGAATTTTTGAAGAGACTGCATCAATATAATATAAAGCAGCATTTAAAACTTTATTAATTTCCGCAGTCAAATTTTCAATAGCAGTCTGTATAGACTTCATGGCAGATTCAACCATATTACATGGAGACATCATCACAGTTTTTTTGATGTATGCCTCTTGACGTTTTACATCGGCATTACTTGCTTCATGAAAAGCATCTGCATTTTCTTTCGTTGCACCAGGATGTGGAGTTCCTGCAGGAGAATTTGCTGCTTGACATCTTGCCGCAATACCTTCAGCAACCTTTTGCTGAACAAAATCATCTTTCTGAGAACCTGTTAACCCCTTCGATTCTGCCTCCGCTAAGGCACTTTGTTGGTCAGCAAACTGAGGTTTTGTAAGAGGTTTATCCGCTCTCAATCCATACTTATTAACTTTAACACCAGCAGGAGCTGGAGAACACTCCTGTGATTGTTCTGATGGTTTTGGTTTTGATATTACAAGTCCTTCATCAGGAACCCTTGGTTTTGCAGTTCCTGATGGAGGATTTTTACCGTTTGCATATCCGCTAGTCGGAGCAAAATTAGAATCATCAGTACCAATAGAAGTCTTGAGTGCAGTCTGAGCATTGTTCCCAAGAATTCCCATAATGACAGGAACTTGCTGATCCTGACCATCAAGGAAGAAACCAAATACAAACATTCCTTGACGGAGGTTTGCAGTCTGTGCAGAGTTACCTTGCCCACCACCAGCGGTGATGGGATACATTACTTGAGCCCAAGGTAATTGATCCGAAGGAATAGACGCTTCCTCCTTATCATGAAGACCTATGATACGAACTTTATATCTCTTTCCCCATCCAGGTACTTGATCTTTCGATTCAAATTTTCCAGGAACACTATTATCTCTCCAAGTGGAATCGTCAGCAATCTGGCCGATCCACCAGTTGAAACTTGCCCCTAGAAAACCCGGATTAAATAAAGTTCCTTCACTCATCAGTCGTCATATACCCTACACTCTAATGCATTTGGATTATCATTACAATAAAGTTCAAGACCAGTAGGATCATGATGATCTTCTGGATGATTTTCAACCCATCTCTCCAGTGCCTGCAACTCTTCCTCAGTATGGCGTCTTGCTTGTGGTGAAGTCAAAGGATCATCAAGAACTTTTTTATCATGCTCAATATGCTTGT